ATTGACAGGCCCGGGTCCGTAAAAATGTTAACATAAAGCCGAACGGTGGCGAGTACCCTTTTTTCATCCGCACCAAAATTTTGACTTTTCCGGCGAAGATTTTTGAAATCGGAAATACTGGAACGAGAAACGCTTTTATACCGTGTGAGGAGGCGAGAATATGACAATCGAAGAGGAATACGAACGAATCAAAAGTTTGTTCGACGGCGTCGACGAGAACCAGCTGGCCCTTTTAGATGGCGCCATAGTAGAAGCGGCGCGGCTTCGCACGGAGTTGAATCGCCTGCATATGATTGCCGCCGCTTCTGGCCTGGTCAAAGTGGACCCGGTGAACCCGTCCCGTCAGAAAGAACTTCCTGTTTCAAAACTGCTCCCAAAAGTGAGGGCCAGTTATGCGAACATCATTTTCAAGTTGGCGGCCGTGCTCGGCCGGACGGTCGATGACGATGATTTAGGATTGGATGATTACGAATGAGCTACATAGCTGAATATCGTGATAAGATCCTGTCCGGCGAAATCATCGCCGGCCGTTACATCCATTTGGAGCTGGACCGTTTATCACACGACCTGGTCGACCCGGATGTGAAGATGGATTACGACGCGTCGAACAAGCGCATCCAATTCATCGAACATGAGCTGCGGCACGGCCAGGCCCCCTTTGCGGGGAAGCCTTTTAAATTAGAGCTTTTTCAGAAAGCCATCATCGAAGCCATTTTCGCGCCGCACATCTACGACGCGGAGCTCAAGCGCTGGGTCCGCAAGTATCAGGATGTGCTCCTGGTAGAAGCCCGGAAGAATGGAAAAACACCGCTTGCCTCTGCTATATCGCTTGCTGAATGGGTTTGTGGTCCTATGGGTGGCAACATCCTGTTCGGATCCAACGATTTTGACCAAGCAGATTTGCTTTTCCAAAGCACGAACGACATGCGCGAGGAATCGCCGAAATTAGTCCGCTGTACGCATAAAAACCAAAAGGGTATCTTCTGGGGCAATCAGAAGCAGAAGCATGCCCGTGGGAAATTCAGCCGGCAGAACAAAGGGACCATCAAGAAGCTGTCGGCCCGGCAGAGCGCCAAGGAAGGGAAGAACATTTCCATTGGCGTCGTCGACGAAGTCCATGAAATGCAGGACAACACGCTGGTCATGCCTATCCGTCAGGCCCTGTCCACACAGGACGAGCCGCTCTACATCGAAATCACGACGGAAGGCTTTACCGACGGCGGTTACCTCGATGAACGTATGGCCCTGGCCAAACAGGTGCTGACGGGAGAGGCTGAGATGCCGCGCTGGCTCATCTTCCTGTATCAGCAGGATACGGAGGAAGAGATTTTCCAGGATGAGCAGTCCTGGTATAAAGCCAATCCGGGCATGGGTACCATTAAGAAATGGTCCTTCATGCGCCAGATGGTCGATGAAGCCCGGACGAACCGCAAGACGCGGGCCTTCGTGCTGGCCAAGGATTTCAACATCAAGCAGAACACGGCCGCGGCCTGGCTGGAGTCGGCTACCATCGAGAACTCGCGGACCTTCGCGCCGGAGGAACTCGACGGCCAGTATTACATCGGCTCCCTCGACTTTGCGGAAACGACGGACCTTTGCAGCGCCAAGGCGCTCTTCGTTGATCCATGGACGCGGCAGAAAAAGACGCTGTCGATGTACTTCGTGCCGGAAATCAAGGCCGAGGCCCTGGGTACCGAGAACGGCGATGCCCTGAACCCGGAACAGAAAGACTACCGGGAATGGGCCAGAGAAGGACTGGTCACGATTTGCCCAGGCACGGAAGTCGACGCGAAGATGGTCGCCGACTGGTTCCTGAAGCTGTATGACGACTATCACGTCATCCCCTTCAAAATCGGGTACGATAATTGGCACGCCAAGGACTTCAAGAAATATATCGGCGAATACTTCGGCGATGAGGTCCTTGAACGAATCATTATGGACTATCTGTCTTTATCGAACCCAATGTCGGCACTGGAAAGCGATTTGCGCCGCAAGGTGCTGAACTACAACGACAATCCGATTGACAAATGGTGCTTGGCCAATACGGCCTTTAAGGTCAACAACCTAGGCATGATGATGCCGGTCAAGGTGTACGGCCAGTCGAAGAACCGTATCGATGGGGCCCTCGGCTTCATCATCGCCTATGCCGCGTACGGGCGCTTCAAATCGGAATATCATGAACATCAGAAATCGGTTTTACCGGAACCGGGGCCAGGAGGTGACATCCGGTGCTGAAATTCTTTCAGAACATCCTAACGAAATACAAGTCGCATCGGAATGACCAGCTCATGACCAGTATCTACACCGGCAACCAGGCCGTCATGAACCGCTTCGGCCGGGACATTTACCTGAGTGACCTGGTCAACAACTGCATCAACCGTATCGCGAAGGAAGCGGGAAAAATCAAGATCGTATCCGTCGTCGATACCGGCGACAAGGTGCAGCCGCAGAACGATGACATTTCCCGGCTGTTCCGCTTCCAGCCGAATCCGCTCCAGACGACGAAAGATTTCCTGGAGTCACTGGAATGGCTCAAACTGAAGACCCGGCATTGCTGGATTTTCCCGGAATGGACGGAGATTTACGACACGAAGGGCATCGCCCATCGCTACTATACCGCCATCTATCCGCTCAACCCGGCCAGCGTCGAGATGGGGCCGATAGAGGGCACCAATGACTGGTACGTCAAATTCTGGTGGCACGACGGGACAACCGATACGGTCCCGCTGACCGACCTCATCCACCTTTGCTGGCGTCGTGGGACGAACACCATCCTTTGCGGTGGCGACGACCTCGGCATGGCCGACGACCGCGATACCCTGCAAACGTTGTCCGTACTCGATACCGCGAAGCAGGGCGTAGCGAAGAGCATCACGAACTCATTACTCGTCCGTGGCGTACTTATCAACAAGACGGCTATCAGCCAGCGGGAACTTCAGAAGTCGATGGAGAACTTCGAGGACCGCATCCACATATCGAAGAGTGGTGTCATCGCTATGGACCTCACCGGCGAATACGTGCCGATCGATAACGCAGTGCCGGTCATCCCGGAAACGACGCTGAACTTCCTGAAGTCCGACGTCCGGGAAAAGTACGGTATCTCGGAGGCCGTGTTGTCCGGCGATTACACCGGTGACCAGCAGGACGCCTTTTATCAATCCTGCATCGAAGAGACTATTGTCGAGATTGAACAGGCTTTTTCCGCGGCCCTCTTCACGCCGCGGGAACAGGACGTCGGCCACCGGGTCCGCTGCTACTACAATCAGCTGTCGCACCTGTCAACGAACGGGAAAATCGAGCTGGCGAAAATCGCCCACGATACCGGCGTCCTGACGCTCAACCAGGTTGGCGCTATGTTCGGTATGCCGCCCTTTGAAGGCGGCGACCGGCGCTTGCAGAGCCTGAACTATGTCAATATGGACAAGGCCGATGAATATCAGCTTTACCTGAACAGCAAGAAGAAGGGGGATACTGGGGATGCCCAATCAAAAGAAAAAAATTGAGGACCTGAAACAGCTCGCCTCGGAATGGCGGTCTTTCGGCCTCGATAACCTGAAAGCCGAAACGCGTTCCGGCGGTGAAAACGACCCGGATGAACACATCATCGATGGCCACGCCGCGGTATACAGCCGTCAGACGGCTATCGGCAACTGGTTCTATGAAGTCATCGAGCCCGGTGCTTTCGACGGCTGTGACCTGACCGATGTGCCATTCATCGTCAACCACGACTCCCGCAAGATTCCATTGGCGCGGAGCCGCAACAACAACGGGAATAGCACACTGACACTCACGGTCGACAACACGGGCCTGGCCTTCAGCGCGTCCGTCGATACCGACAACAATCCGGAAGCCCGTCAGCTCTATTCGGCCATCCAGCGCGGCGATATCGACGGGATGAGCTATAGTTTCCGGGTCAACGAAGACCGCTGGACCGATTTAGACTCGGATATGCCGACCCGGCACATCCAAAAAATTGCGAAAGTATTCGAAATAAGCGCGGTCACATTCCCCGCTTATGAAGATACTGACATCAACGCCCGGCAGGCTGCCGACGCGCTGGAGAGCGCGCAGCGGGTACTGGAGAGTGCCCGGGCCAAAGCAGGACTGGACAGTCGTGCGACGTCGCTGGAGAGCGATGCGGAATTGCGTGATGCTTATAAACTCAAAATCAAAATCTTAGGAGGCATAGAATAATGGATTATGCAAAAATGCTGGCCGACGCTGAAACGCGTATGCAGGCCCTGATGGAACAGACCGAAAAGACGGAAGACGTCGCCGAGCTTCGCTCCATCTATCGTGAAATGCAGACTCTCCGCAGCAACATCGAAATTCTGAAGGCCGCTAAAGCGGACCAGGAAGGCCGTGACGCTCATGTCGAAGAAACTAAACCGGCGGAACCGGCTCCGGCAGCTCCTGCTGTCGATGATCGTACTGTCGCCGTGAACAAGGAAGCCGAAAAACGTGCTAACGTCCCGCAGGGTACGTTTACAGTACCGGAAGCCGCAGACAAACGCGAGCAGGATGCCCAGGCAGAAATGGAAAAACGCGGTGCTGACCTCAAACAGCGCGGCACGGTCGTCCGCTTTGCCGCCGAAGGCTTGTTCCCGCACGAAAAACGTTCCATCCTGACGTCGACGCCGACAATCATCGTCCCGACCTTTGACAGCTCTGTCATCAACGAAGGCTTTAACGTCGTATCGTCCCTGGTGGACCGAGTCAGACACGTCAACCTCAACGGCGGCGAATCCTATGAAGAACCGTACCGCATCGACATCCCCGAAGGCACGTACACCACTGAAGGTGGCACGCCGGCCGATACCGACGTCACCTTTGGCAAGGCAGCCATGACGAAATCGAAGATCACCGCGTACAGCGAAATCTCCCGCGAAATGCTCAAACTGCCGAATGCCAACTACGCCGGTTACGTACAGAACGCCATCCGTACCTCTATCCGTGCGAAGATGACGAAAGAAATCCTGCTCGGCAGCGGTGCCACCAATTCCTTCGTCGGCATCTTCTCCAACAAGGCCACGGCCATTGACCCGGATTCTGACCTCACGCTGGCCGGTATCGACGACACCACGCTCGACCAGATTATCTTTAACTACGGCGGTAAGGAAGACGTCGAAGACGCAGCGGTTCTCATCCTGAACAAGCTCGACCTGCTGGCTTTCGCATCCGTACGTACTTCCACCAAACAGAAGTTCTATGACATCCAGAGCCAGGGCAACACGGGCACCATCAACGGCGTACCGTACATCATCAACAGCGCCTGCAATCAGCTGACCGACTCCACCAAGAAGACAGCCGACTACTGCATGGCTTATGGTTCTCTTTCGAACTACACCATCGCAACGTTCGCCGACATCGAAGTCGCACAGTCCGACCAGTACAAATTTAAGGAAGGTATGATCTGCAACCGCGGCGACGTCTATGCAGGCGGCAACGTCACGGTCTACAACGGTTTCCTCCGTATCAAACGGAAAGCGACGGCCTAGAAAGGGGGTGACAGGTCATGGCTGACGCAACACTGACGGCCGCAGAGCTGCAGCGCGCTTTGCACATCGACTCCCCGGATGAGCTCGAGAACGCACAGAGCTTGCAGGCGGCGGCTGAAATCTATCTGGAGAACGCCGGCGTCGAACGGGATTACGGCAACGCGCTCTATAAGCAGGTGGTGGTGAACTACATCGCCCGGCTTATGGATCAGCCTGATCTGCTTACGAATCTGTCCGAAACCAATGGCTTCATGCTGAACGGTTTCATCCACCAGTTGCGTCTGAGCCAGCAGGTGAGAGCGGAGGCGGATGCGAATGCTGACCAATAGCTATGGCGAAGCCCGTACCGGCGCGCTGAACCGCCGAGTGACTATCTTGTCGTACCCGGAAAAGGATGACGGTCAGGGCGGTCGCTACGTCGATAAGAAGCATCCTGTAGAGACCGAGGTCTGGGCCTATGTTGCTAAGCCCCATTTTACGGAGGGCAACAGCGGTGGCGGCCCGGCCTCGCAGATTACCCAGGGCTTCATTATCCGCAAGCGGGCCGTCGGGCTGTCTGACGTTGTGCGATATCAGGGTACGACTTATAAGATTCTGCACATCGATTACTCCGGGATGCGTAATCTTACGCTGACCTGTCAGGCGGTGATGCATAATGGCTAAAACATTTTGGGTCTCGACGAACGTGACGGCCGAGGTCAAGAAGGCTCTGGGGGACATCACGAAGTACGATAAGGACACTCAGCAGCGCCTGGACGGTGTTGTCCGGGATATGACGGACCGCGTCTTCAAGGAGGCGGTATCCCGCGTGCCGAAGAAATCCGGGAAGCTGGCCAGCAGCATCAAGCAGGAATTCCGGCCGACACCGCACGGGCTCCAGGGCTATGTCAAGGCCATGGACCCCATCGCCCACATCATTGAGTTCGGCGCGGCCGGCGCTGTCGTAGTACCTGTCCGGCGGAAGGCCCTGCATCCCGGGGCCGCCGGCTGGTTCGCGGCCCACGCTATCGTCCCGCAGCGTACGGCGCATCCCTTTATGCAACCTGCGATGGATGCAGTCCGTCCGGATCTGGAAAAAGCAGTCAAGGAGGCGGTAGACCGTGATAAGTAGGATACCTTTCAACGAGGTCCAGCAGGGGCTATATCAGCTCCTGAGCCGTGGCCAGACCGTCCCTGTTTATGACAGCATCCCGGACGGCTCGGAGGCGATGCCCTATATCTGGCTCGGCGAATTCCACGGCGCTCCGGCCGAAGAGAACAAGACGGTCGTGATGCACCAGGTATCGCAGCAGCTCCACATCTGGAGTGACCAGAAAGGCAAGCTTGAAGTAAATGGCATCATGAACGATATTGTCACGCTGCTGACCAAGTATCAGCTGTCCTTGGACGGCTTTCGCCAGGTCGGCGGCGCCACAGTATCGCTCTATCAGACGACCGGGGAACTCTATGAGAACGGCGACAAGGCCTATCATGGAGTCATCCAGGTCGAATATCTCGTAGAACAAATAGATTAGGAGGAACACAATGGCTTTAACCGAAGAACAAATCAAGAACCTGCCGGTGGCTGACGATAACGTCAAAGCCGTCGCCGGTAAAGATACGCTGCTCTTGGTGGCCCTTACGGAGAACCCGACGAACTGGCTGCTCCTGGGCGGCCAGCGTAATACGCCTTTGCAGCGTAAAGCCGACTCTATCGACGCCACATCGAAAGACTCCGGCAACTACAGTGAACATCTGCCGGGCATGCTGTCCTGGACCATCTCGTACGAAGGCTTGTACGTGCTGAACAGCGACGCTTATGACATCGTCAACAACCGCTACGAAGCCCGCAAGCCGATTTACATCCGCCAGGAATACCCGGACGGCTCGTATCGTACCGGCTGGGCGTCTATCACGAGTCTTGATGAAGAACACAGCTACAACGGCGTGTCGACGCTCAAGATGACCCTGGAAGGAAAGGGCGCTATCAGCGGTATCAAATCGGTCGGTACGCCGGCCATCACAGCGCCGACGATCACCTTTACCAAGGCCAGCGCCAAAGACGCTACGGTAAACGTCACGCCGGTCGATGCTTTTGTCCGCAGCGTTACCTGCGACAATGTCCCGCTGACGCAGGAAGTCGACTACTCGTATGTCGAAGGCGTCCTTACCATCAAGAAAGAATATTTGCAGAAACTGACCACGAGCTGTACGCTTGACGTCAAGCTGACGGCCGACCTCGATGTCGCCGTGAAAGTGACTATTTCTGCGTAGGAATCAGGGAGGGTGTCGTGTAACGCGACGCCCTTTTTACTCATAAGGAGTGATGCATTTTGAAAGAGACGATTGATATTACTATCAGCGGGACCCAGTACAGCTTATATCTGACTATCGGCGATCTGCGCCACATCGAACGCGAAGTCGGCCGCTCTATCCTGTCTATCATGGGCGACGGCGTCGGCCAGCTGGTAGCCAGCTGCAACCTCGACGTACTGGTCTCCATGCTCCGCTGGGGTATCCACGATAAACTGCACGGTAAGCGCAACGACGACCAGGTCTATGACCTTTTGCAGGCCTATTGCGATGACGGGAACAGCATCGACGACATGACGGCCAACTTTATCGGAGCCGTCTTGCAGACCGGACTCTACACCCGCGTGAGGGTACCGGGAAAAAACGCCAAGACGGAGACGATGAAAAAGGCAGCGTCGTCGTCGGCTCCGCGCAAGAATGGATAAAGAACGCTGAGCCGGTGGCCTATGGGCCGCTGGCACTCAAGCCGGATGAGTTCGAGGACTTGCAGATCCACGAGTTTAATAAGATGGTAGAGGGCTATCTGCTCCGGAAGAAAGAGAAGGAACGTAAGCAGTCGTATTTCACGGCCTGCATCATGAGCTGTATGACCAGCCAGGTTGTCCAGCCCGACTCCATCTATTATGGACTGCATCCGGAGGACAAGCCGGACCCGCGCCTGGCGCGCGAAGAATTTTTGAAAGCCGTTGGGCTTCCATCGATGATGCCGAAAGAGGAGGAGGGGTAGACGTTGGCCACCTTAGCGGACCTTATGATCAAAATCGGGGCGGACAGTACCGGTCTGTCCCAGGAGCTGAATAAATCGAAAGAGGCGCTGAACCAGACCTTCAGCGTGAGCCCGATGAAAGAATTTTCGGGCAGCGTAGACGAAGTGGCCGGGAAAATCAGCGGCCTGGCTGGGAATCTCACGAAACTGGCCGGCATTGCCGCCGGTGGCTTCGGGCTGAACGCCGTCGTCCAAAGTGCTGTTAATGCCGGGGAAGCCGTTTATCAGCTGGGACAGCGCTACAGCATGTCTGCCGCCCAGGCAGGCCAGTTGAACGCAGTCATGAAGCTGACTGGCGGCGACGTCGATACCGCGGCTGCGGCTATGATGCGCTTCGATAAGACCCTTTCGTCGTCGGGATCCGCCGGTGACAAGGCCCGCAGCATCATGCAACAGCTCGGCATCTCGATGACCGACTCGTCGGGCCGCCTGAAGCCGTTAAATGAACAGCTTGGCGAACTGGCTAAGGGCTATGAAAAGGCGAAGGCCGCCGGTCAGGGTCAGGAATTCCTGATGAACCCCCTCGGCGTCCGCGGCCTGGCCCTTACGAAGACCTTGGACAACTATACGGAAGCGGCGGAACGGGCGTCAAAAATCAAAGGCGTCGGGCTGAACCCGGAAGAGATGCATAAAGCTTATATGGACATGCAGGAAGTCAACATGCAGTTCAGCAAGCTTGGAGTCGTTGCCGGGTCTGCGCTGGCTCCTTTGGTATCGCAGATCCTGCCGAGCGTACAGAGCGGGCTCGCTAAAGTAGCCACGATTATCGCCCAGAATAAAAATGAAATCAGCACGGTCATCGTCGAGGGTACGAAACTGCTGGCCATTTACAAATCCTTGCAGATGGCCAGTAAAGCCGTAACCGCCGGCAAGAACATGTACAACACGGCCCGGAACGTCCTTGGCGCAGGCCAGAAGAACGGCTCGACGGCGCAGGAAGAAAAGCAGCTCGACCAGCTGACCAAGAAACAGGAACGGTATATCCAAAAGTCTATTGCAGACTCTGACCGGATGTACCAGAAGCGGCGCAAGGAAGCTATCAAGACGGCCGAACAGGAAAACATGTCGGCTGAAGAGACGCAGAAGTTCCTGGCTGAAAAATTTACGCAGATCGGGGAAGAAGCGGCGGCCGCGGCTGAGCAGATCCGGAGCCGGATGACGGCGGCTTATCAGCAAATCAATCTGGCCGCGCAGGAAGCGGCGACAGGCGTACAGGAAGCCAACGTACGCATGACCGAAAGCAACGCGCAGGTAGCTGAGTCGGAAGCAGCTACCGGTACAGCGGCTCAGGAAGCGGCCGTCGTAAAGCAGGAAGCCAATGCCGCGAAAATCACCTCGAACGAAGAGGTCATCGTGGCCAACGGTGAAGTCGCAGACTCTGAGGTAGCTGCCGGTGCCGCCGCTGAAGAAGGCGCTGTCGTAAAGCAGGAAGCCAACGCGGCTAAAGTCGCATCGACGGAAGAAGTTATCGCGGCTAACGAACGGGAGAAGGTTGCGGAAGCCGCTACCGGCGTCGAAGCGACCAATACCGGGGCTAAGAGCGTTGCCGCCAACACCGCCGCTCAGGGCGGTCTGGTGAAGACCGAAAGCAAGGTTAAAGACGTAGCTAAAGGACACGCAGTAGCGGGAAGTACCGCCGTAAAAGCGGGGAAAAACACAGTAGGCGCGCTGGGAAATGTCAGCAAAGCCGCAGCCAGCGCCGGAGATGCGCTGCTGACTATGGCCGGAGGCTGGCAATCGGTAGCCATCATGGCCCTGTACGCCGCCTATTGTGCATGGAAATACTTTCATGCTAAACATGAAGCACAGGAAAATAACACCTGGACCGGCGACGGAGACTATGCCGGATCTACGTATATTGCAAAAGACGGCAAGGTTTACAAGTACGTCAAAAAAGATCCGAACGCCGCCATGAATGATTTATACGGATCCGGTAGCGACATGGAGCTAGAAGAAGTAGATATGGATAGCGATGAAGGTAGGGCAGCATATGCCGGAATCGGGTCTAATCCAAATAGCTCTATTGCTCTGTTCGAGAAAGAGCAGGAAGCAAAAGAAAAGATGGATGAAGCTAACAAAAAAGCGGACGACATCAACTTTGATTTCCCGGATATAGACACCGGTGGCGGCGGTGGCGGAGGCGGCTCTTCTTCCGGCGGGTCTTCGTCGGTCGCGGCGGAAAAGGCCGCGACACCGATGAAGACGGTTTACTCTTTTGAAAACGACCCGGAACTCGCGCCCTATGCCAATGAGATTGAATATGCCGGCGGCTACTGGGGTGTATCGCCTGAGCTCATCGCAGCTATCATCAAAACAGAAAGCCACGGCAGGGCGGACGCCTGGTCGTCAGATGGCGCCCATTATGGCCTCGGTCAGATTTCCCAGGACATCGCCAACCAGTACGCCGGCGGTCAGGGCTATGGTGACGGTTCCGACTACAACCAGAACATTATGGCCGTCGGCGGCTATTTAGCTTACTTGTATCAACAGTACGGCGACTTGAATCAGACCATTTCTGCGTACAACGCCGGCCACGCGACGGACTCTAACATCGGCTATGTCAACTCCGTGTTGAGCTATATGAATGCCATGACGTCGAAGCAGGTGCCGGATAACGGCAGTATGACGGCGTCTCAGCCGGTCGAATACGACGTCCCTGTAGGCGAACTGGCAGCCTATCACGCCATCAATGACTACTGGGACGGCGAGCAGTGGCGTGGTAGTCTCGGCAACGATGACGATGGCTGGTGTGATGATTTCGTCCATCAGATATATAAAGATGTTTTTACCCAGCTGGGTAAAACGGACCCCTTTGGTAACGGCGTCGTCAATGACGCATCTTTTAAAGCGCTCGGGAAATATCACGAAGGCGATTTAGAAGCTGTCCGTGGCGCCTTACAGGTCGGCGACCTCGTCGATACACCGGGGCACGTCGGCATCTACATCGGTAATGGCATGGTCCGCAGCCGCCAGTCTAGCGCCGGCGTCCATGACCTGTCGCTCGATGATTTCGACCGTACTTTCGGCGGCATCCAAGGCTACGGTTCATTGGCGGAAGCTACGGGTGGGATGACCGTCAAGAGCAGCCTCGTCGGCAAATTTGCAGTCAACCAGGCAGCGGCCGAAGCAGCGAAAAGGCTGGAGAAGGCGAAGCAGGACTATGCTGCTATCCTCAACGAGCTTCGCGGTGACGTAGAGACGCAGACCGGCACGGACTACGAAAAGGGCATGCTCGGCCTCATGAAGTCCTACGCGCAGAAGTATCAGAAAATCCGGGCCGTCGAAAATGTTGGTGGCGTGGACACGTCGGAAGCGAAGAAGCTCTTAGAAGAGTATAAGCTGGAACAAATCAAACAACTGAACGAAAAGCGGCTTCAGGCCGAACAACAGCTGCGCGATGACACGGCGAAAGTCAACGCCCAGATGAAGGGCGACTACACCGCACTCTACGACGCAGAACTCAAGAAAAATCTGGATACGCTCAAGAAGGAAAAGGAAGCCCGTTTCAAGAATGTCGCGACGCATAAGAACGACGTCGAGGCGATGGCCGAAGTCGATGAGTGGTACAATGCGCGATATCTGGAACTCACGAAGAAACGGGAAGAAGAACGTCGTCAGGAATTCGACAACTCCGTCAAGGATGCTATATCGGATCTGGACGTTTCCCGGCTCAGCAAACTCGTCTACTCCAAGCAGGGGCTCGATGACATCAAGTGGGATGAAAAGAGCAAGGCCATGCAGCTCTTCTACTCCCAGTGGCGGGCAGCCAGCATCTCGACATATGGTATCGCCGAGGAAGCGGCCTCGTCTATCTCGTCTGGCCTGTCGAGTGTCTTTTCCGACCTCGGGAACAACATCTCGAACGTCGGTAAATTAGCGCAGAACATGGGCAAGGTCATCCTCGACACCATCGTCAAGATTGCCGCACAGTGGGCCGCCGCGAAGATCACGATGGGCCTCCTGGGCGGCTTCCTGGGTATCTCTCAACCGACAGCCGGTGCTTTCGGAGCTGGTTGGAATTACGCGAGCGGTTATGGTAGTTGGTACTCTGGCGCTGGTCTGCCGTCCTTCTCGGTGCCGGCATTTGCCAACGGCGGCCGCGTCACTGCACCGACATTGGCCCTGCTCGGCGAAGGGCAGGACGAAGAAGGCGTCTATCCGCTCAACGACGATACCTATAACCGGATGGCACAGGGCATCGTCAACGCCCGGGGCAATATGGGCAGCGGCAACGCGCCGGTCGTCAACATCATCAATAACAGCAGCAGCCAGGTCAGCGTCAAGGACAGCCACTATGACAGCTCGATGCGCCGCTGGATCCTGAATGCCGTCGTCGAAGACGTCAACAACAACGTCGACGGCTCGGCGACGAACCTGAAAGCCGCTTTGGGGGTGAGATAAATGAGCATGAAAGTTTTTCCCGCTGATAAGCTGCCGGCGCCGATGTCCACATCGGCATCGAATATCGGCGACACTTTCCTAGAAACGTTGACGGCCAGCACTATCACAACCGAAACCGACGGCGGTTATAAGCAAACCAGGCCCCGCAACACCCGCGTTAAGACGACATGGGCTTATTCGTGGGCCAATTTGAGCGACACTCAGTATGAGGCTCTTAAAGATTTTTACAAAAGCGTTGGCACAGCCGACATGTTTACGTTTACTGATTACGCTCTGGGACAAACGCATACAGTGCGTTTTTCTGGTGACTTTTCAGGTCAGTATTACCAGCCGACGGGATGGTCGGTGACACTTACGTTTGAGGAGGTGTAAGCCATGCTTACATGGGAGTCAGCCGCAATTTTGGAGAAAAATAAGCTGGCCAGCGACAAGCCTTTTTTGATGCTCGTCGAAGTTAGCCACAAAAGCCTACCGGACACGGTCCGCCTGGCGCGCAATACGGAAGACGTGACATGGAACGGCCACACATGGACCCGCTTCCCACTTAAATGCGACTCCGTGACGACCGACGGCAAAACTATGCCGACGTGTAAATTGTCGGTATCGAGCTGTGGCGGCCTGCTTATGGGATACGTAAAGCGCTATGAGGGGCTGACTGATGCAACCGTCAAGATCTACATGGTCCACGCGGCCATGCTGGACCGGACACAGCCGCTCATGACGCTAGAATTTGTTGTTCGCGGGACCAGCTATGACGAGTCCTGGATTACTTTCGAGCTGGGATGCGCACCGGACGTATACAACCGCTTCCCACCAGACAAGTATATGACAAATTATTGTCCGTTTAAATTTAAATCCGTGCAGTGTGGCTACGCTGGAGATGCAGACTGCTGTAACAACACGCTGAAAGAATGCCGCATCCGCCAGCGTTTCGGCGGCGAACAGGGGATGACTGGGAACTATGCTTAACTATCAGGATTTAGTCGGTATCCCATTCATCGATGGTGGTCGGACGCTTCAGGGCTTTGACTGCTGGGGCCTCGTCCGCTACATCTATCAACGACGCGGCATACAGCTGCCGAATTACCCCATAGACCCCAAAGACCGCGAAGCCGTACACCAGGCGATGGAAGATGGCGCTGCGTCAAGCTGGAAAAAAGTAGAGACACCGCGCGAAGGCGACGTCGTGCTGTTAGAGCTGGCAATAGGCTGCGCGAACCACGTTGGCGTCTATATCGGGCGTGGTGATTTTATCCACGCCTACGGGACGTCGGTTGTCATTGACCGACTGAGCCATTGGCAGTCCCGTATCGTAGGATTTTATCGGCTGAAGGAGGGAGACCATGATTGAATTAATTGTCATCAATAACCCGTTTACGATGGAACGGGAGTTGACAGAAAAAGAATATACAGGCCAACCCTTATCGGCGTATATAGACTTGGACTGGAGTGTTTATGACATCTACAAAAACGGCCAGCAACTGTACGCGCCAGATAAATGCTACCCGCTTAATGGCGAGCAATATGTTATTACACCGCACGTCGGTGGCCATGGCTTTAAACATATTTTCGGCATGGTGCTGACTATCGGCCTTATGATTGCCGCGCCCCATAACATTTTCGGCTTGTCGTCAATGTTTGCCCGCTCCCTGGTATCTGGGGCTATCATGATTCTCGGTGGACGGCTCATCAACAGTATGCTGCATCTCAATCAGGTGCCGCAGGTGGAAGTCAACAGCTCGCAGTCCTATAGCTGGGAGCTGCCGACGGTACAGACTCAGGAGGGGAACACCATCGGCGAAACGTATGGCTCCTGCATCCCGGCACCTCAGCTGCTCATGTGTCACGTCGATACCGTAGATGAAAATACCCAGTATCTCAACGTACTGTATTGTGGAGGATATGGTCCGGTAGATAGTATCACCGACCTTCGTATCGGCTATACACCTATCGAAAATTTCCAGGATTGTCAGATTGAGACGCGCACTGGCACGAACGACCAGGCGCCGATATCTTTCTTCCCAAACACGGTAGCCGACCAGAGCGTAGACATGACGCTGAAAGAAGGCAACGCGGTTACACGGAGCACGGACAGCAACGAAGTTAACCGGATTGACGTCACGGTGACTTTCCCGTCGGGTATCTACTATCAAAAGGACGACGGGAATTTCGGCAATCAGACGGCCCGCTTCAATATCGCGTATCGCGTAACCGGGACGAATAACTGGACCAGTCACGACTACTCGCTTACGCGGGCCACCAATCAGGCTGTCCGGAAAACCTATTCTTTTACTGGCCTTGCCTCGAACCGCTACGACGTACGCGTCACTGCGGTTGAAACACCGCTGACGAATCGGCGCTGTGCGCTGATGCAGTGGTCCATCTTATCGGCTTATATCTACACCGGGGCTTTCATCCGGCCGAATAAAGTTCTTGTTGCCATGCGCGTCAAAGCGACGAGCCAGCTTAACGGCGGCGTCCCCAATCTTACCTGGACGCAGACCCGCCGCAATGTATGGGTCTACGACCCGACGGCAAAAACGTATGTACAGAAAGCCGCAGACAACCCGATTTGGGCCGCGTACGATATCTTGCACCAGTGCCGGCGCTTGAAAAATGTGAATACTGGCGCCTATGAATTTGTTGTCGAAGGCACGCCAAAGGAACGTTTCACAACATACTGGCAGGAGTGGCTGGATGCCGCAGCCTATGCCGATGAAATGGTAACGACCAACGACGGCACCAAGGAAAAGCGATTCCAGTTCGATGCCATTTTCGACACGTCGATGAAGCGGCTGGAAGCGGCCAACAAGGCTGCCAATGTAGGACACGCTGTCATCATCCAGCACGGCACCCAGTTCGGCATCGCTGTTGATAAGCCAGGCGTCATGCGTCAGATCTTCGGCGAAGGGCGGACGCTCATGTCGTCGTTTAACGGGTCCTTCTCGTCGTTGGATGACCGGGCTCGCTCGGTTGAAATTACATACAACGATAAAGATAACGATTACAAGAATACCGAATTTTTCATTCGCTCGGCCCGCTACGCGCAAGACGTGGAGCTACAGGATAACACGGCACAGCTCACACTTTTCGGTGTGTCACGGCGCTCTCAGGCGTATCGTGAGGGCATGTATTTACTGGCCACGAACGAACGGCAACTGGAGACGGTCACATTTTCGGCCGACATCAATGCTATTGTTTGCGAATATGGTGACATCATTGGCGTCAGTCATAGCGTGGCCCGGATTGGCCTGGCATCGGGTCGCATTGTGGCTGTCGACGGGAATATCCTCACATTGGATAAAGACGTCACGCTGGATGCCAGCGAAAGTTATGGTGTAAAAATCCAGCTATCCGCTAATGACCACATCATCAGCCGGGACATTAAAGTTGTTGCCGGGACATCGAATAAAGTCACGGTGACGACGCCCTTTGATGACGCGGACACGCCGACAGCGTACGATACATACGCCGTGGGCGTCGTCGACAAAATCGTACAGCCATTCCGGATCACGAAGGTTGAAAAGGACAGCGATGAGAAAGTGTCGCTGACCTGCGTACAGTACGATGAAGCTATCTACGACGTGGACTATAGCCGCTATCCGGTCATCGACTACACGGCACAGGACCCGCTTAGAGCGCCAGTCAATTTGACACTCGTCGAACAGGCTCAACGCAACTACGCAGGTGTCAAAATCGACGATATTGTCGCATCGTGGCAGATGCCGGGAAATAGCCGCTATGACTCTTTTCGCGTCTACTACTCCGTCGATGGCGTATCCTGGACCAGCTGCGGCAGCACGACGGACATGCAGATGACCATCGGCAATGTAGACCCGACAAGAAGGTACCACGTCCGAGTCAGTGCGGTCCTTGACGGCGTCGAGTCCGCGTATGTACTGGCTACCATCAGCTTGACTGGTAATATCCAGCCGGCCGTGGAACCTGAAAATATTTTGACATATACGCAGTTCCGCAAGCTCCTGGACGGTACGGACCGCTATGACATCGCCGTATCGTGGGGCCCTGATGGGCTGAATGGGCGCGTCTACTATAAGCCAAACCATGTGCAGGCAGACCAACTTGTCTTCCAGGAAGGCGTGGCCGCCGATGAACTCGGCTGGTGCGGACCCTGGACGTACGCCGGCGCCGGCGTCAATCAGTTTACTATTCCGCAGTGCGTGCCGGGCGATACCTATCGCATCGCCATTTGTACAGCCAATGAACTTGGCGAGTATACGACCCCTGATAATTCACCACACAAAGACGTACTGTGTGCTGCTAGGACGACGACGCCGAACACGCCAGGCAAAGTGTCAGTTATTTTTACGAAAGACCGCTGTGCCGTCAGCTGGGGCGCCGTCACGAATACGGACATCGCTTTTTATGAGGTCCGCACGGACACCGGCGCGGGCACGAAAACTAACGGCTTCTTGCTCCGCACGAACAGCCTGGCAGCCGACGTAAAATTAACCGAAAGAACAGGGCGGATTTATGTCTTTGCTTGCGGTACTGATGGGAAATACAGCGCGGCTGCCGAAGTACAGTACGCGAAGCCAGCGCCAAAAGCACCGGATGCGCCGACGGTTACCAACATTTTAGGCGGTATGAGCATCACCGCCGAACCCATTCCGAGCGATTGCCTCGGCATAAATGTTTATATCGGTGACTTGTGCTTGTACGCCGTCAATAACGCATTGACCTATACCTGCGCTGCTGGTATCTATCATGTCAGCGTAGCATATGTCGATCTCTTCGGCGAGGGCGAGCGCTCGGCAGAAACGACCTGCACCGTCAAAGTAAAAATAGATCAGGCCCTCTTGGATGAGGAAGCCGTATCCCTGGCTAATGTGGACAAAGCCCTGCAAGAAGCTATTAAAAAAGGCGCGGATGCGAAGGACCAAGTCGTATCTCTTGTGGGCGATTTAAACAGTCAAGATGGCGCTAAAAAGTATTCAGCTCTTGTACAGCTGCAAAACAATATTGAAGCTCGCGTAGAAGACCAGGACACGCACATCATCTCGCGCATCAATATGTCGCCGGAAACCATTACTATTGATGGGAAGTGGACACACATCACAGGTGATACGACGATTGACAAAAATGTTATCGTCAACGGGATGATTGACGCTAAAGCGGTAACGAGCAGAGAAATAGACGTCAGCAGTCTGTCGGCCATTACGGCAACCATAGGGACACTGCGGACAAAGACAAGCGGGGCCAGGACAGAGATTCACGATAATTTGACCGAGGTATACGACGACAATAACGTGCTACGTGTACGATTGGGGGTGTGGAAATGAATTGCGGGTTACAGACGTTTGACAGCAACGGGAAAATAATCGTAGATACCGGTTCGCGGTTGCAAAAATACTTAGGCACTTTAAACTGTGGGGCTAATGTGCGGAGTGCATCCGTGCAGAACGATGACTTGCTGAATGGTAAACTATGGTATCTAGTCGTACCGGATAGTTATCCCGACAATATAGCTAGTGGGAATAATACATATACTTATGTAACGCCATCGGTATCGACTAACGGTAATACTCTGGTCTGTACTTGGGGGAATGATCATGTAGCCTGTCACGTGCATTACGGGGTGTATTGATATGAAATATTTTGAATCGAAAACGGATTCTGGCGTTGTCCAAATCAATGATAGTTATAAAAATTTGTATTTGTCTCGTAAAGTAGCTATAGCACAAAGCAGTAGCGGGAGTGGCGATTTGCAGGCAGGTGAATTTCTGGTCGGCATCGGTAATGGGACTAACAGCATTGATGGGTGCGTCATCAACAGGCCTGGTGGCTATGATTATCATCTTAATGCGTCCAGTACACAGGCCTATTTATATTTTTTCAGTAACACCCCAAAGTCTTTAGGCGATTGTGGCCTACAAGTATTTAATGCTAAAGGAGAAATAATATTTGATAGTAACGCTAAACAAGCTATTGTCCTGGCTTGCGGTGGTGAAGGCACGAGTGCCTATGGAGACCAGCTTGCTATTTGCTGTGGCGGGGACACGATAGAAGCGGATAACAATGACGGTTCTTCGCAATATATAACTACACTAGGACCCTGGACTCGGTATAAAACTGAAACTACATATGAGCAGAAATGGGTAGAGTATCAGGACTATGTCATTGAAAACGAGTATGTAGATGGTAAATTAACACCTGTTGGTCACTGGGTAACTAAGAAGAGACTTGACACTGTGCCTGTAACAAAACAGGTGCCTGAATACTACTATACATACTCTCGCACCTCAAACGTGTGGTGGGATTATGAAAAATACTACTACAACTTATGTTTAAAAACCGGGGTGGCTAGCCAGCATATACATCGTGTCGATATCGATAGCGACTCAAAAACATGGACTGACAATTTCGGCGAAACAGTGCCGAGTACCAATTCAGCTGTCGCCTTACTTAACGCGGTGGGTAAAACCGCAGGCATGCAGCCCGGCCATAATCGATCGCAGAATACGGTGAGAGCCTATTCTTGTGTAATTCTTGATGCTAGATTCTTATGATAGGAGAAAAAAAGCATGAAACTAGAAGGTAAAGTAAACGGAAAAGTAATTTACAACGAAGAATCAATCAACGCAAACATTTATACGATGAGGCTAGAAACAGGAGATTATATCAATATCAAGGTGGAAAACAAAAGAGCTGATAAAATTGATTTAAATATCGGTGATGCGGTGTCGGTAACCATCGAAAAGGAGGGATAAGCTATGGACTTACAGGCATTCCAACCCGGGGAACTCCGTAACGGGAAAGATGAAATCATCCGTAGTGGTGCATACGGCAAAAAGACGGCCTTCGCGACAGCAGACAATAAAGGCATACTGGATTATATCATGAACAACTTTGAGGTGCTGAAAGACGCATTGAGCGGGGCCTATGTCTACGCGGCTAATCTATCCTCATTCCCGCTGACGGGGTCCGCTGATAAGTTGTATGTCGCTGAGGATACTGGCAAAACCTATAAATGGGACGGGTCGTCCTACGTTTTATTGACAAGCCCTATTAACGGCAAATCGGCTTACGAGATAGCTTGTGATAATGGCTTTACCGGTACAACCAAAGAGTGGCTGGCCTCGATAGGGGCTGAATCATTTGATTCGGTATCTGTAGACGAATCTGGCTATTTGACCTTCCACTTGCACTCCGGCGGCACGCTGACTGCACCGATGAAGCCCGTGATAGATGCGGCCGCTTCTGCATCACAAGCCAAGGCATGGGCAGAATCAGAAAGTTCGCCGGACGGGAGTGCTGATTCTGCTAGCTCAACAGGGAAAACGCAATCGTCGAAATCCTGGGCGTTGTACAGTAAAGACCGAGCGACAGCATCCGCGTCGTCGGCATCGGCATCTGCATCCAGTGCATCAGCTGCCAAGTCCAGCCAGACGGCTGCCGCCAACTCGGCCAGTGCCGCATCGTCGTCCGCCTCGGCGGCCAGCACATCGGCCACGAATGCTAAGAATAGCCAGACTGCCGCCGCATCCAGTGCATCGGCGGCAAAATCCAGTCAGACTGCCGCAGCCACCAGCGAAACGAATGCAAAGACAGCCCTGGTATCCTGCCAGAATATACAGACTCAGGTCAACAACGGCCTACAGTCTTTGACGAGTGCGGTCAAATATCGCGGATCCGTTGCATCCTTTGCAGCGCTGCCTGCCTCCGGGCAAAGTGTTGGCGATATGTATAACGTCAAAGCGGCAGGCGGCACCGACGCGAACGGAACGGCTATCCGCGCCGGGGACAACGTCGTCTGGAATGGCTCTGGCTGGGATGACCAGGCTGGCACTATTGACTTATCGAACTACTACACTAAAAGTGAGGTAAATGGTGCTGTCGTATCGGCTACCGTATCCGATGCGACTCTTACGTTTATCCACAAGGACGCGTCGAAATCTACGGTAACCGTCAATAACGTCGCTCACGCCGGTAAAGCATCTCAAGACGATAAGGGGCAGGCCATCGACGTAGCCGCCCTTAAATCACTCATCACGACGACCGTCACCGCCGCTGTGCTTCAGTGCAAAAAAGACCTGTACCCCGTCGGTTCCGTCTACGTCAGTATCACGGACAGTCGCAACCCGGCAGATATCCTCGGCTTCGGTACGTGGGAAGCCCTGCCGGCTGGCTATGGCCTCGTAGCACAAGGCACTGCTACAGCAGAGGACGGGAGTACACTGACCTTCACGGCCGGAGAAAAATCCGGTGAATTCAAACACCAACTAACTGTCGGGGAACTGGCTAAGCACAAGCATTTAATAAATTGGTATGCAAACGCTA